TCCCCTTTGTCCGTAGGTTCTGTAACAACAATGCTGGGAAGTGTAAACACCCCGTCCGCATCATTGCACAATAATACCTTACCGGCATGAGAAGCCACCGTTATGGTCGTGTTAGCTGTTAAACTAACAACTGAGCTATAGCCTGCTCCAATAAATCCAGCGAGGGATCTTACAGGTCCTGAAAAGGTTGATTTTGCCATAATTTTTTCTCCTGAAAAAATAAGTCCTATTGTCTTGGCTTGTCTGCTAGGTCAGTCGATAGGACAAGTTAACCCTAGGTACACTAAACATATTACTTGGAAAAAATACAAAAAGAAAGAAAAAAGGGGCCGAAGCCCCTTTCTCTGTAATACTGAGTAAGAAAGTGTATTACGACTTCCAATTTAGCTTATTGCTTATGCTCCGGGGCTGCCAAAGACTGCTCGGGGGTCAGACCACCCAAACGAATATCTTTCGCGAGCCTTGTATCGTACATTACCAGTATCAAAATCCGCTTCCATTGAAGTCTTGATTGGTGAACGGTTAAACATTTTGAACCCGTTCGGACAATCAGTCTTAATGAACCACGCATCTGTATCAGTAAGATAATGATTTACGGTATAGCCTTCTGGGACCATGCCCATATTGCGTATAGCGTTAATATCATTATCAGAAGTACCCACACGTCCTTGAGTTTCCATTAAACGATCAGCGGTGAATTGAAGCTCTTTAGGAAGAATTAGTCTCATTCCTTGGAGAGCAACTTTTAGTCCCCGCTCATCAGTAAAGGCCGCAATGTCGATTAATGCTTGTTCTAATGAAGTTTCATTAAGGTCAGCAGACGTTGAAAGCTCGTTACGCAAATTAGCGCCACCCACAGTTGGATGGTCTGTTGCGCAAAGTTCTTTCGTGTCGCCGCCTGGATAACTTGAATTGAACGCCCTATTAAGGACAGAGGCTGCTTTTACTTGCTTGGTGTTCGACATACTTCTAGCGAGCGCACGAGTGTATCTTGCTGACAATTTGTCATAAAGATTATCCTCGATAGCTTCTTCAGTAATGCTGAATGCCAATGCAATCGTTTCATGGGTATATCTAGACGTAAAGGCTTCTTGTGCTTGATCGAATGCCACTCCGGCTCCTTCTGATTTAACAGGTGCTGTATCGAAACCAGTGAGCATAACCTCTTCTTCAAAAGCCCGGTCACTAGACTCAGTATCATAAATTGCTTCATGTTCTTGGTCATAGCGACTGTACTCTAGTCCAAAGAGAGCATTTAAGCCAGGTAGCAATTCTTTTACGAGTTGCGCTCTACTTATAGCCATTATTTACTCCTTATGTTCCAGCTACAGGACCTCTATAAGCGTGCTCATTGATTATTACAACCAAATTTGCATTATTCGCTGTGAGATCCCCGTTAGTATCATCTTGAACCGCACCCATAATCTTAAGCTGTAAAGCTTGGGTGGTGTTTATTGTGCTTGAATCAAGCTCTCGAGTGCTTACGCCCGTTGTTGTACTACCGCCAATACCGTCTGTGTCTGCATTTCTGCCTACACAAGTTACTGCTGAGGCACCATCTGCTTGTATTACAAACATTTGGTTAGGGTCGTCATAGATATATGCTTCTATGGCGCCACTTCCGAGTGCAGTCGTATCCGCTGGGTAATAATTCTTAAAGGTCGGAGTGCCGTCAGATGCAACATAGTAGCAATGTGAAAATACGCCAACAATGTTAGCAGAACTAGCTGCTGCCCTGTTGATATAACCACCTGCGAATATAACGATATCACCTTGAAAGATGCTTGTATCATATCCAGCGGGTGCAATATTGTATTTGTTTGCTTCTTGTACAGCCGAACCAACATTAAGACCTTTGTACGGACGAAGCCCGAAGGCTTTATCTACGTTAGCCATTTATTTAGTCTCCTAAATAACGATGAATTATTAATATTACCGATAAAAGATTAGTTGTCGTCAACTGCTCTCTTACCGCCCAAAGTTACACGAGTTTGTCGATTTGGTTTTGAAACCGACATGGAGGGATGCGAGCCGTCTCTAAAGTAGTCGTTATCAACAGCGTCCATTTGTCCTTCAGTTCTTGAATCGAAATGGTGTTGCCGTTCTTTTACGGTTTCTTCAGGTATACGAGCTAATATCAGCCCTCCTACCCCAATACATCCTGCGTGTTTGCCGTCTTCAATGGTGGGAGCTTCAAAGTCCGGATATTCGTCTGCTCTCACAGGTTCGTATCCTTCACGGAGTCTTGCTGACATGTTTTTTGTGTCAGATTGTCCGCGGACCTCTGTTCTTACCCATCTATGTCGATAACCTTCAGGGGCTGGGGGTGCATCCAGTGCGGATGGTGGAGACCAAGGTCTACGCCGAGATTTTTTTTCTCGGGTATCGGTCTCGCGTGAAGCTCGAGTTGTTTCTTTTACGTCTGTTGTGGTTTTATCCATTTTTTACTCCTTCACGTATTTTGCGTACTCTTCTAGTGGCACACCTAATTTTTTGGCGATTGCAACCTGTGATGGTGTGAGTCTCACAGTGGTCTTACCGCGCCCTTTTTTCGCGCTGCGTGTTGCAGATGCGACCGTTTGAGCGGGACGGTTGTCTTGTAGATTAGAGCCTCCATTAAACTTATGTGGAAACTCATCTCTCATTCGTTTATCTATCTCATCATAGTACTGATCTTCGCTTGCGTCAAACCCTTCTTCTTCAGTAAGCTGTCGATGAATTACAAAACTGGTCATGGTCATAGCTGTATCACTACCAAACCAGTTATTTTTTTCTGCCCATGCTTCCGCTTTTGGATCAGGTGGCGTAGGGGCTGTAGGGACAGAGGCCGTATTTACAGGGGCATTAATTAGCCCTTTTCTAGTGGCTTCGGATATAGCTCGGCTCTGTTTTCTTTGTATGTTCATAGTCTTAAGGTTTTGGGCCTCAACTGCTAATCGTGCTAGTTTTTGTTGTGCCTCAACTTGGTTTTCAACATCGTCCATTTCAGTTGCTGCTTTAAGCGCTGCTTTTGCGGCTTCTGTTTCTGTGGTGATCCTGTTGGCAAACTCCACAATATAATTTCCATCCAGCGCAGAATTTCTTGTTCTTAGTTTCGTGTTCTCTGTTTTTACGTTTTGCGCATACTCTGTAGCGGCTTTCTCTCTTCGTTCAGCCTCTCTTAGTTTCCCGGTTAGTTTATTAATCCGGGTTTTAACGCTTTTACTGTAGCTTTCAAGCTCATCGGATTTTTCTTGCTCTACCTCTATGACCTTTACTTGGGGTATTTGTTCTTCCTTAACCGTTTCTTGTTCGACTTCGGTTATTATGGCTCCTTCTTGTGGTAGTTCGACGTCGACGGCAGGGCCGGAAACATCCAGGTCCACCATTTTTTCTTCGTCTGTTTGAGTTAGTTCTTGTGCTGGCATGATTTAATCCTCATGTTAATAATTATGCAGAATTGCTTCTGGGTCGGTTACTTTCGCAATGATTTCGTCATCGTTCAATATTTTGACTTCTCCGCCTTCTATTTCAAAGCGAGAGCCAGCATATCGTCCGAACAAAACCCAATCCCCGGCTTCACACCAAGGACCTGTTGGAAATTTATTTTCATCTTGATAAGCGAGTTCACCTGTTTTTAACACATAACCAAGGACCGTGGCTATTTGTTGCCGTTCTACGGTTTTCTCTGTTAGATATATGCCCCCCTCTGTGCGGGCTTGACCGCGATAGGGAAGAATAAGGATACGCCAACCGGTTGGTTCAGGAAGCTGGTTTAATAAATCAGAAGACAGCTTTTCCGGATTTAGTTTTTCTTCATCCGTTTTCTTGTTGCCAACTTTTTCATAGGCTTTTTGTAAAGGGGCCTTATTGGCCTCTTCCTGCGCCCATTTCTGTTCAAGGGCGGAATTTGCGTCACTCACAGGTTTAGTCTCCTTGTTTATCTAGTAACGTGTTTATCTCGGTCTTCACATAAGCCAAGGCTTCTGTTTGTCCGGTCAAGTGTCGATAATGCTCCCAGTTCTTAACTTCACCGTTAAGCATCATCATTTTTACTCGTTCTTGTTTCTCTTCAACTATTTTTAATAGTTTATAAGCAAAATCTAT